CTCTCTCTAATTTCTCTCTTGTTCATATTCTCACTCCTTGTAAATCCCCTCATTTTCTTGTATAATGAGGGTGGGTTGTTTTGAGCCTTATTTAGGCTCTCTTTTTTGTTTTTGCTAGTCTAGCTCTAAGCTCTGACACTTTGCCTTTGAAAAGTATCATTTTCATGATTTCACCTCCTAAACTTTCCTGACCTCTTATAGTATTTCATGGTCCTCTAATCTAAATAGAAGCTCACCCCTTTCAGCCCTTAATTCTTCAATTCTCTGTCTAATCTGTGCTAATCTTTCCTCTGACCCTTCATCGTTATAAATCCTAGCATGTTCTAGAGCTAATCTAGTATGCTCTAATGCTAACCTGCTGTGCTCTAAGACTATTTGTTCTAGTCTCTTTTCTGCAGGAGTTAGGATTTCTTTCATCTTTTTCACCTTCTTTTTCACTTTTCTTCTCAGCAATACTTCTTCTAGTTCTAGATATCGCTTTTATCTTTAAAAAAATTATCTATAGGTACTCCAAAGTAATCAGACAATATTTTTAGCTCTTCGGCTGTAAAAGAAGTTTTGCCTGTTTCTTTCATGTGATATGCTTGACGGCTTATTTCTAATAGGTCTGCCATTTGTGATTGATTTAAGTCTTCAGCAACTCTTAATCCTCTAACATATTTTAGATTCATAATCATCCTCCTTTCGTCACTTTGAATACTTGCTAATTATATTATATTCATTTAGACAACTTTTGTCAATATTATTTTTGTTTTTTTCTAAAAAAATATGCATAATGACGATAATATTTTTATTTCTCCGTCGCAATGATATAATATTAATATAATATAAAAAGGGGTAATTATAATGAGTAAGCTAGGAAAGAGACTAAAAAATTTAAGAAAAGAAAAAGAACTAACACAAAAAGAACTAGCTAATCTACTTAATGTTCATAAAGGAACTATAAGTAATTGGGAAAATGGATACAGGTTTCCAGAAGAAAGAATCCTTATAAAATTAGCTGAAATTTTTGATAAATTTATATGAAAAAAGAGTAGGCACCTGTTATACCTACTCTATATAATTCAATAATCATGGCTTAATTATCTTTAGATATATGTCTTAGTGCTTGGTTTTCTACTACTACCCATGTTCTCCCAATTTGTTCTTTGTATCTATCTTCAAGTTTAACAATAATTATATTTCTCTTATAATGATTTAAATTGTATTTATCGGCTAGATCCTGCAAAGGTATCCAGCCTTTTTTTAGACATTTATACATAGCAATCATCCTTTTTTAATTTTGTGTAAGAACCGCCGCACTTTACAATACTTTCAAGCAACAGCGATAATCTTTTGTGATTTAATTCAGTTCCAACAAATCTTTTTCCGTTTCTATATGCATATAACCCAACTAATCCAGTACCCATGCACAAATCTCCTATACAATTATAATCTTCATTCTCACATACCCATTTAATAATATCTTCTTCATCCATATTATCAAGAGGTAATTTTTTTCTTTTATTACTTCCTCTAATTACATAACAAAACCTATCTTTTTTATGATAATAAGTACTATTATAGAATGTTACATATTTATATCTGCTTTTCATTTCTAAAATAAATTCTGCTAGATATTCCTTTCCTATCTCTATATAACAAGTTTTAGGACTTATTTCGTCGATACATTCAAACAAACGTTTGTAAAATTTTTCAAAACTTGTTTGCTTATCTGTTCTTTCTGCTTTTGTATAGAATGTGTTTAAGTTGCCTAAATTCCAAGGCGGGTCTACAAATATTACATCTGCATTAAGCATTATGTTTGGTAATGGATCAAATATATTATGGACCTTTACCATGCTGCCATTATCAAATATTACTGTTTCATCTTGGTTTATAGGATGCCTTTTAAAAGCATCCCCATAATTCCATTTAGCCATGATTTTTCACCTCCACCATTTCCCATGATTTTGAATAAGCTTGATTCTTGAATAATTCAGCTATGCCAGTTATCTGTTTAAGTCTATATACTTCTTCTAATTCCATTCCTAAATGTTTTGCTATATCTTCATCTTCCATACCTTGTTCTACTAGCGATTGAACCAAATCCCCCATTAGTTCTACTTGATGAACCCCTCTAGCTCTATTAAATTGCACTGTAGCTGCCATTCTTTTCTTTAAATCGTGTTTTAGAATAACAACAGGTATTTGGTCCACTTCAAGCCATTCTTTTAATATTGTGTACCTATGAAAACCGTCAATAACAATATATTCATCCATATCCTCATCATAGATAACCACTATTGGAAAACAAAAGCCATTATCTATTATGGATTGCTGCAAAAGCTCCATATTGTTTCTAGGCACATTATTAGGATTATAATTATTTGCTCTTACCTTTTCAATTGGTACCAATACTACATCCATACAAGGTAAATCAATATACCCTTTTTTGCTTTTAAGTTTCATTATAAAATCCTCCTCCATTTTTCTATAGTTTCTAATCTAGGATCCGGTTTATTATCAACCGGTAAATTATTTTCATAATCATTAAGTATTAGTTGTCTACATTGTTGTCTAGCAACATAATCATTATCAAGATGCTTAGAGAATCTTTTTTCAAAGATATGTTTCCTAGTTTCATCAGGATAAGTTTTGAGAAGGAAATCTCTATATTCTCTCCAGTTTTTAAAATTCTTAGGTAATTTTCTTACCTTTAACATCTTGCTATCTTTGCCATATAGATTACCTATGCTCATTCCATTAATTCTTTTAAGCAATCTATCATATGTTTTTGGCTCAAATTCAGGTAATTCTACTAATGCCTTGAAAGATTTCTCGTGTATCAAGCTAGATACTCTTATCTCTTGTAGTCCCATGCCCTTCTTCCACATGTAATCATATATTTTGGAATACCTAAGTTTTTCATCATAGATATATCGCCAAACATCATGAAAGTTCCAATCATATATAGGGTAGAATGATGCTGAACCATTTCCTATGTCAGTCCCCCAAAATACTCCATTTACTGGATTTTTTGATACTGCCCTCCATCTGTTCATACTTTCAGTTGCCCTTAATCCTACTAAAAAAGCTGTATTAGGTCTGCTATTTTGGAAGTTATCTAAAACTGCGTAAAAATCAAGTCCTATTTTCTTATTTCTGATTTTTTCTTTTTTCTCATCCCAAGGCTTGTGCCAAATAGCATCTTTCCTTCTGCTTCTCATCCAAATCTTGTGTTTGCCCTTTTCCCAGCACTTCAAATAAGGGTCTTTGTATGAAGTTGCGTTTGTAAGATTAAACTCTATCTGTAACCATAACTTAATAGTATTTTCAGGATACATATTCATTATATAGTCTACTTGCTTGATTGTACTATCATATACAACTTCTTCATCAAGAAAGAATATGCCTATTTTCCTATTTCTTTTATTAGCTTCTTTAAGTGCTAAATGGGCCAAAACAGTACTATCTTTTCCGCCACTAATTGATACAACTATATTTTCGTAGGTATCAAATATGTAGCTTATTCTTTCTTTAGCAGCTTCTAATACATTTTTTTTAGTATAAACTTGTTTTAGCATAAAATTCACCTAGCCTTTCATTCCACTTGTTATAGTCCTCAAAATACCATTTGTCGGCACCTATACAAGTATTAACGAATCTAACTTCATTAGTTCCAGTAGATTTAACATAATCAATAAATTCCAATCTCCTGCAAGGGAAATCAATAATCGTTAGGTTTCCTTGAGTTACATTTCTATACGTAACTATATTAGGTAATTTCAATCTTTGATTCCTTGCTAAATATATTTCATTCTCATGCAAAACAGCCTTTTTAAATTTGCCCAAGAAATTATGAAGGTTTCTTGGAAGTGTATCAGGATCACTATTGCCTAAGTTGTCAAAATAATAATCTTTTTTCTTTAAATAGCTTTTCACCTGCCTTTCTGTCAGTTTTACATCTATTGACTTAAAAATTAAATCATTTCTTTTGACTAAAATATCTTCTTCATAAAGGTATTCCCATTTAAAGCCTTTTCCCCTGTATTTCCCTTTATTCTGAAAGTCTAAAAGGATTAGAAAGTCCTTTTTTTCTTCAATAAAAGGGAAATATTCAAATATAATTTTGTGATCAGTTTGATTTAGGTAGTGATGGGCACAATTGTATGTCAGTTCACTTCTATTTTGAGTTCTCATACATTCATTGACAACTATTAGTACATCATCATCAATTTCCTCTAATAGCCTGTAGAATACTGGATATTCAATAATATCCTTGTATTCTATATATTCAATCTCAACATTACCTTCTAAATCAAAAATATCTTCATGCTTTTGGAAGTAAAGAACAAAGATTTTTCTTATATCGTTCTCTCTTAGATATTTGTTTAAAACTTCCTCCTTTTCTTTTTTATTCAGACCTACCCTTATCATCTAATAACTCCTTTCCATCTATCCATTCTCTTATGTTGTCTTTCTTTCTTTCTATTTCCGACTTAAAAATATCGATTAGCCTTTCTTTTCTCCAAAGACATTTAAGAATCCTTTCATCAACAGTATAATTTGCACAAATGTCTATAATGTGAACATTGTTAGATTGTCCTATTCTATGAATACGGTCCTCTGATTGAGAACGTGTTGCGTAGTCCCAATCATTAGAATAATATATTGCGTAATTACAAAACTGGAGATTCAAACCGTATCCTGCACACGTTTTATTTGCAACAAAAAACCTTGCATCATTTTCAAATTTTTCTACATTAAGACTTCTCTGTTTCTTAGATATTTTACCATGAAATTCTACAGCAGAATTTTGTCCATACTTCCGTTTCAATTCTGCTGATATATCTTCAATTTCATGGGTATATTTGCACCAAATAATAATCTTGCCGTCTAAACCTTCTAATACATCAAACAATGTTTTCATCCTTGGATTATCCATAGGATTTTTGAAAATAGGTTCAGTCCTCATTTTCTCTTTCAACTTGCTTGTAATTTTCCTTCCACAAACAACGTGTTGTACAGCAGTAAGTAGTCTATATATTGTAGAAGGTTCAAACTCATCTACATCAGATAAAAATAAATCTTTTGTTTCTTCATATTCAAATCTCTGTTCTTCTGTAATATCAAAATAAACAGTATCATATGTTTTGGGAGGAAGGTCTAAACATTCAGATTTCAACACCTGATAAGTATAAGGTGCTATTTTTCTTGTTAGATAATCAGTTTCTAAACACCTTCTAATTTTTCCTGGAATTTTTTCATCATATTCAAGATGATTAGCTGCAAAGCTCCAAAAAGACTTGTACCCTAATATTCTCCAATCAAGAATATACCATTGTGAGAATAAATCTTTTTCACATCTGCTAATCGGAGTTCCATTCAGTATTAATTTATATTTACAATGTTGAGCTAAACGGATAATATTTTCTGTCCTCTTGGCTCTGTGATTTTTTACAAGATTACTTTCATCAACTATCAAATAGACATTTTTTTCTTGTACTAATTTAAGCAACTCACTATTAGTTCTTATGCTACTTGATAGCGTTTCAATGCCGCATATGGTTATCATGGATATATCATTACAATGTTTAAGCAAATCTCTTCTAAGGTTTCCTTTAACGCTGCAAGGACATAGCCATAACACATGGTCAATTTTGCCTGCATTATATCGTTTAGCTGCTAACTCTAATGCAGTCCTAGTCTTACCTGTGCCCATCTCCATGTAGAGTGCTCCAACTTTTATCCGTTGGAGCTTCTCTACTGCTTTCTTTTGGTGCTCATAAAGTTTAGTTTTAAGTTGCATTATCAACCAGCTCCTGCAATCCTAAAAAACCAATTTCATCATCACAATCTTCGCATAAATAATATGTTTTACCTTTATATCGATATTTGAATAAAAAATCCTTCTTGTTATTGCAACATTCACATGATTTCATATTTATTCCCCCTCATCAAATAAATCAGGTAATATACATGGATCTGATGATAATATTTCTTTAAGTCCGTCTTTTTTTTCATTTTCTTTTGCTTCAACAGGAGTAACAACTTCAGCTAACTTCAAAGATTCTTTATACCTTTCTATTGCCTTTATAGCACCTTTTGAGAATCTAAAACCATATAATTCAGCAAACTCTTGTACTTCATCTATGTGTTCTATTCTTACAACAACTCCACTATCCCACTTACTTCCTGGCAATTTTCTAGCCACATTATAAAGCCTATTGTTATATCCTTGCCATTTAATTACTAGCCACCCTTTGTATTTTCCTTCTTTCCTAATATATATCCATCTAGTACATTCTTCTTCATAATCTCCTTCAATAGCTTTTCTTCTGATTTCTTCATCTAATATGCAAATTGGAAATCCTTCATTAAGCAACTTATTTCCAAGCTCTGCTGCTCTATCTTCTACTGTACCGTTTGTATAATTTATCTCTCTTTTCCATACTCCGTTCCATTTGTAACCAAGGTCTTTAACTATTTTTATAAAATCATTATTTTTTTCAAAGTATACCTTTATTGTATCGTCTAGCACCTTTATTTCTACAACTGCATTTGTAACTTTGTTTTCTGGATAAACTGTAGATTCTATTTTAATTTGTGTTTCTAAATCTTTTTCTTTGATTTCTTCTTCGGTAGGAATTTCTTTTTCTAAGTCCTCTAAAAGAAAGGTAAATAGTGTATACCTATTATTAATGTACCATGAAGCATTAGTTTTATTTTGAAGCATATAGTCTAAAATTTTGAATAATTCCATTTTAAGTGATTTATCATCTAGTCCATCAATTTCATTATTGAATTTCTCTATAAGTTGCTGTCTAATGGTATTAGCCCATACAACTTGTTTTTCAGTTCCTTGAAGTTCAGGAAGTTCCATTTCCTTAGCTTTCTCAGCGGCCTCTTTATTCTTTCTTTCCATTTCTTCTTCTAAATGTTTTTGATAACATTCAGGACAAAGTCCTTCAAACCTTCTATCAGCTATCCATTGTCTATTTTTCACAGGTCCATAAACTTGTGTGCGTCCTTCATGTCCACATGAATAAGTGCCATAATACCAAGCCATATTTATACCTCCTTGTTTTATTTGTTGATTATATTATAATATAAAAAGATATAAATTTCAAGTATATTTTAGAAAATATTTTATATTTTATTTTATATTTTTATTTTATGTTTTTATTCATATTATTATCCAAAAACAAAAAAAGGTAGAATCTAGCGTGAAATCAGACTCTACCCTTTCATACGCTCACATTTGACTTCTATTGAATTTTTATTTGTTTATATACCTATACTATTATTAATGTTATTTTTGTTGATTATACGCCAATCTGACAAGCCTTTTCTGTTCAAAAAATAAAAAAAAGACTAGAGCCTAAGCCCTAGTCGTCTTTAAAGCCTGGATTTTCTGTTGTAGGGTTGTTTATAATCCCTAGCAATACCAATATTCCTAAAAATGATTTTACTATTTGGTTATAGTTTTCAGGTAATACATCTAATCCAAAAGCCTCAAGTAACATAGGTATAAACGCTGCTACTGCTACCCATAAACCATAATTTCTTAATCTTTTTTTATCTAACATAAAATTAACCCTCCTATAAATTTAATGTAAAAAAGATAACTGCTAATATAATTGGAGTAAGCACACCAGTTATTAAAAACCAACGTGCTTTGTCGATACTAGAAGCTAATTTTTCAACTGTTATTTCCAATCTTTCTAATATTGCTTCAAATTTAGATGTAGTTTTTTCTATTGAATCTATTCTTCTATCAAGTTCTTTTTGATTTATTTCTAAAGCGTCAATTCTATGATGTGCTGATTTTGAACTTTGCTCTACAGCAGTAAGTCTTTCTTTTTCATCCATAGTAGCACCTACTTTCTCATATCCCAAAAGGCATATGTTCTTGTACCATTGCCATAACTACCTTTTGGTCTACTGTCTAAGTGAAAAAATGTATTGTAAAAACCTACTCCACCACCAAGCCCATCTTCTCTACAAAGTTGGATCCATTTGTTTTTAATATTATTAAGAAATTCTTCTTGTCTTTCTTTACTATATGTATAGAACTCATCTGGTAGAAGTATATCTGCAGCAATTCCTTTCATGTGCTTTGAGTGTGGATTCCCTCCGACTTTTTTATTATACTCTGGAGTTCTATATCCACTTGTAATTCTCATTGGCCTTTTATACCATTCTCTAAGTTTTTGTAACCGTTGAATATGATCTATTACATTAGCATTAATTAATACTTCTCCATTAGCTTTGCACTTAAATTCTACGATATTAAAATTCCTAGTTATCTGTCCGTCAAACGCTTTTATGTCAAGCATGATTTCACCTCCTAAAAAAAGTGAAGAAGGGCATAAAAAATACACCCTTCTTTTCAGGTGCTTTACTGAGCTAGATGCCCTAATTCTAATGCTTCAAGTTCTGCTTTTACATCTGCTTTTAAAAGTTCAGGAACGTCAGCAAAAGTCTTATATCCTCGAATAATTAGAGTTACATATACTGTCACCATAGTATCACCTCCAATCAATATAAAAAATACAAGTTTTAGTTTATTTAGCAGTTTCATTGTCCAAGAGCTCCTGTACTTCAGTTTTTAGATTAGCTGGAACATCATCAATGGTCTTTAAGCCTAATTTGATTAATTTATAATACACTTCTGCCATTATACTGTACCTCCTTGAAGTAATAATAATTGCTCATAAACTTCTGTAAGAGCTAACATAGTACTAACATTCTCTTGCTCTAGTTGAGCATTTTTAGCTTTTAGTTCATCAATTTCAGCTTGTTTTTTAGCTATTTCTTCAGCAATCTTTCCTTCAACTAAAACTCTCATAGTAGGAGAGTTTTTCATTATTTCTTCATACATAGTAGGTGTATATTGTACTTCTACCATATTTATCTACCTCCTTATTTCCATACATTTATTAATTCATTTATCTTATCCCCTAACTCCTGTGTAGTTGCTGTAGAAGTATCAGGGATAGTTGATATAGCATACATTTGAAGCTCTTTGTCTGCCAAAGGTAATAATGTTACCCATACTGAACCAAGTTCTTTTTCTAGTCTTCTTTGAACATCTAATAGTCCTGCTATTGTAGCTGCAGTATTAATTTCATATGTAGCTTCTATAATTGGTCCAGTTGTAAGCTCAGCTGGATAATGATAAACAATCCGGTATTTCTTTCCATAAGTTAAGCCACCTATAGTTGTATCATCTACTTGACTATAGCTGGCATCAATATAGCTTATACTGTCTCCATCTACTATTTTTTCTTTTACACTTTCTATGAAATTTATAGGATATTCTGTATGAGGGATTGTTACTTGTCCGTTTTCATCAGCTATGGCTTCAAATCGTATAGCTGGCTCCCACATGATAGTAGTTTCTCCATCAAAGGTATATAAGTCCTCAATACCTTGAAGTTCATATATTTTCGGCTCTGATAACTGATAAATTAGCGTTGCTTATTTATAGCATCTTTATATTTCTGCACTTTTATATCATCAATAGTAATTTCTCCTTTAGTAATTTTCCTCTTCAAAATTTCTAATATAATAGGATTAATCATTAGATTATCCCTCCCAGCTCTAATACTAATGCTTCTAATTCATTTATCCTTTGCTCAAGTGATTTTTCTTCAACAATAATCTGTTTCTCTCCCATTAGAAATAACGCATCAAAATTTTCTACTATATATGTTTCTAAATTTCTACGATTAGGTATAATAACTTCTACTTCATCATACTCAAATATATTTTCTTGAACACCTTCATTTTCTACTGTTTTTTCTATAATGTTTTTTCTCAATCTGATTATTGCGTTGTTAAGCTCAATCTTTCTAATCCAGTAGTCGCTTGGTCTAATTTTGCTTTGCACTTTCACCTTTTATCACCTCATTATAATATTTTTTGCAGTATGACTCTAATGGTTTTATATGTTTTTTGTATAAATTATATCCATTACACCATTTAAGCCATCCAATGTATGAATTTATGCTACACCATTCTGAATGATTTATTTTGCCTTTATTTTTTATTTTCTTTTTAATATTCCTCATTTTTCTTATTAACTTTTTAGATGTTGATTTTCTAAGTAATATATAATCTCCAAAATGTCTATAGCCAACGAAATCAATCCCTCTAATTCGGCTAGGGAAGACATGGTAGTTTTCTTTGAGTTCAAGTTTTAAATTGCTCCACAGATACTTTTCAATTTCTTTTCTTAATTGATGCAAATATTTTTTGTCATGATGTAGGATTACTATATCATCCATATATCGAATTACATATTTTACTCCCATTTCTTCCTTTAACCAATGGTCAAAATATGTTAAGTAATAGTTAGCAAAATATTGACTTGTATAATTGCCAATAGGCACTCCTTTTCCTCCATCTATACTATCAATAATCTCATCTAATAACCATAATAAATCTTTGTCTTTAAATTTCTTTCTTAATAATTTTTTAAGAATTTCATGGTCTATATTAGGAAAAAATTTCTTTATATCTATTTTCAAACAATATTTTGTACCTTCTACATCTTTCATATATTTATTAAGCAAGTTTAAAGCATAATGTATGCCTTTCCCTGGAATTGATGCACAGCTAAAGTCTGTAAAAGTTTTAAGAAGTATATCTTCTATTTGCTGCATTATAGCCCATTGACAAACTCTGTCCGGAAAATATGGGAGTTTATATATTTCTCTTTCTTTCCCTTTATCTTTTTTGATAAATATTTCATATTCAGATGTTTTATATGTTTTCCAGATTAACATGTTTTGTAATTGAATGAGATAATATTCTTCGTTTGCATCTACCATTTTAACTTCTTGATACCATGTTTTCCCCTTTCTTGCATTTCTATGAGCTAATTGTAGATTTTCATAATCGTATATTTTTTCGTATATGTTTCCGTATCTTTTCATGTGTCCTCCTTTAGTTGCTTTGTGTTTAAAGCCGAGTTTTCGAGAATTTAACTACTAACACAGCTTAGTAATGTCAGTTTTGTGTTTTGGCAAGAGCCAAGGCAAATAAATTCTAATACAGTGTATATACACAAAGTAAAGTGGTGCTGATATTACGATTCTGATTAGCTGAGGAATTATTCAGATTCCAATAAAAGCTACTGGCATTCGAGTCATTATTCCAATTGCTGCCTAGTTGAGTAACTTAAAAATTAATTTATTTGCCTATATATTTATATTAGCTTATTCTTGAGGTATATAAAGCAAAGCGGCGCCGATAATACGACTCCGATAAGCCGAGGAATAATACAGAAACCAATAAAAGCCACCGGCATACGAGGCATTACTACAACCGCCGCCCAGCAGAGCAACCCTGTTTCCAGTATTTTGATAATAATAGTCATATAAATAAGTCGAAGAGCTGCCTTCTGTTTCTGTAGGTATAAATCCAAAATCTAATATATCATTGAATAAAATATTACTTGCATATCCGTTTTCTATTGCTAGATTACCTTTGTACTCATAGGGTGAATCAAAAAAGTCGTCTTGGAAATCATGGTAAGAAACATATAAGCGATGGTCTTGTATATTAATGCCATCAACCCATTTCCATATATTGCCCCAAAAGTTTTCTATTCCACGATATGATACGCTTACCAATCCATTTGTGCCTTCTGCCATTCCGCTACTATTCCCAAGACTTGATGTAGCTCCTGTTATTTCTGATTCATTACCTTCTCCACTAACTTTGTCTACTACACCCTTGCCTATTTTGCTTTGTACATCAAAACTAGCATATTCTATAAGCATTAGCAACTGTATAGCTGATACTGTATGAAAATCCTGTAACTCCCAGCCTGTTCCTCTGTTTTGTGCTAAAATTCTTGCATTTGCTCTTGTAAAATCTTGAGTTAGCCCACTTGCAGGTTTGACACCAGCTATAGAAGAGAGTTTATCTCCTGTTCCGACAGTAAAATCTGCTACTTGTTCATCGTTCAAAAGGTATGCAGTAGCAGAAACATCATAAATACACCCATCAAATGCAGACCTATATATATAATTAATTTCCCTGCCATTTCTAACAAAAGCAGGATGTATTTTGAAACCATCTTTTTTATTTGGACTGACTAACCATACATACCCTTTAGTTGTTCTATACGCTAAATAATAAAATTTAGGGATTTCAACCATAACTTGTCCGTTTGAGCCATCTTCAATATAGTTAGGGTCTCCATAATAAGCATTCACAGTCCCATTATCTGCTAAGTTGCATCTTCTCATCCCAGCCCAAGGAAAGATTTTGTCGAAGTCTGATTGTACAAGGTTTTTGGCTCCTTCTATTCTTGTTATTGTATCTGTTTCTCTGTCCCATTCAACTCCATAAATGTCTTCTGTGCCTCCACCTATAAGTCTTATAATTGTATCTATTTGTTCTGCGCTTGGCAATTTTATTTCTGGCATTATATTACCTCCTCATACATAAATACTACAAATCCGTTTTCTTGCTTAAACCCATATTTGTATGTTTTGCCTGTATCATTGTCTTGAAATTCATGTCTATTTTCTAAATCAGTAGTTCTAGTATCAAGACTTTGTGTATCTGTTTGTAACTGAGATATATCACTTTCATTTTGAGTCACTCTAGCATCAATGCCTTGTGTATCTGTTTGTAACTGAGATATATCACTTTCATTTTGAGTCACTCTAGCATCAATGCCTTGTGTATCTGTTTGTAACTGAGATATATCACTTTCATTTTGAGTCACTCTAGCATCAATGCCT